AGTAGTGCTCGTCCATCACCTGCTGGAAGCTGTCGAGCATCCAGCCTTCCATGGTCTCCAGATCCAGGCTGCTGTGGGCGTACACCAGCTTGGTGCCGTGGCCGGCCAGCTCGCGCTTGTAGGTGATGGCGTCGTGCTGATCGCGGGCGAAGCGGCTGCTGCTCCAGGTCACCATCAGGTCCACGCCGCCGGCGCTGCAGCGCGTGATGGCCGCCCGGAAGCCTGGCCGGGCGTCCGTGGTGCCCGAGATCCCCTCGTCCCGGTAGACCTGCACCACCACCGCGCCCAGCTCGGCCGCCTTGCGCTCGCAGGCCTCGATCTGGCTGTCGATCGACAGGCCCTCATCGGCCTGGCGCTCGGTGCTCACCCGGGCATAGACGATGGCGCGCTTCACCGGCAGCACCCTATCGGTTGCCGGCGATCGCCTCCAGTGAATCGGCAGGCCCTTTCCATCGATGCCGGCCCCGTCACCGCTTCACCCGCCCTGCGGCGGCCAGCCGCTTGATGTGCCGGTAGCTCAGCGACTCGCCCAGGTCCTGCCGCACCATGGCGTGGATCTCGCTGGGCTTGATGCCCGACTGCACCAGCGTGGCGATGTACCGGTTCCGCTGATACCGCTCGAAGGCGCGGAAAGGCCGCAGCCGCAGCTCGATCTGGTCATCGTCGTTGCGCAGGGCCGGGTCGGACGACAGCAGGCGCCACATCGCGACGAACTGGTCATAGCCCAGCTGCTGGGCCACCGACAGCCAGGTCGCCGACAGGCCGATCTCCGCGAGTTCGCGCAGACGCACGTCGGCGCGAAGTTCTGCAGCAGTGCATCCGTTCAGGTACCCACCTCCCCCCCCGGGGGCCGGCCGAGGCCTCTGCCGGGCCCCCACCCCCCTGCCAGGCGGGGGGGCAGGCGGGGGTGCCGGGGGCCGAGGGTGCTCAGGCCACAGGTCCAGGGTCAGGTCTGCAGCTGTCGGACTGCGCAGATCAGTGCCCATGGCTGTCCCCCATGCCCGGGATGCCCCCCGCAGCCACTGCGCAATCTGACAGCAGGCGCAGTGACCAGGGCCGACACGATTGTGTGACCAGGGATGACTTAGGCCGGGTTGTAACAAGATTCGGAGGACGCCCGAAATCGTCTCGCGTCATCGATGTTTCCTTGTCTCGGTGGAAGGCGCGCCAGCGCCGCACTAGGGGTTGTGTGCCTGGGTTGGACGCAGACGCACGCATGGGCAGCCCGGCCTTACAGGCGCTTCAGCACCACGCTGACGGGGCTCTTCATCTTGGCCAGCGGGCCCGACTCGTCCAGCACCTTGGTCCGCCGGCGCATGCTCATCGCGGTGTAGATGGCCGTGCTCTTCGGGTCCGCATGGCCCAGCAGGTCCTGCCTGGTGATCAGGTCCACGTTGTCTTCGGCCAGCTCCACGCCGAACAGGTGGCGGAAGGCATGCGGGTGGCGCTCCTCGGCAGGCACGCCGGCCTTCTCGCCGTGGCGCTGGATGATTCGCCACACGGCATGCCGTGACAGCCGCACCAGCTCGCCGCGCCACTGGTCGGCCGCCACGTGGCTGTTCACCGTCTGCACGAACAGCACCTTGTCCGGCCGGCCAGCGCGGTCGACCACATCACGGTCCACGCCCTTCAGGTCCTCGTGGTCCAGGTAGATCCGCAGCAGCATCTCGGCCTCACGCGGCACCGGCACCATGCGCTCCTTGCCGCCCTTCTCGGTGACGCGGATCACCAGGCGCGTCTTGCCTTCAACCTCGACGTTGCGCAGGTCGCCGGCGTTCAGCCCGACCAGGCCGCCCACCCGCACGCCGCAGCCCATCAGCAGCGCCAGGATCGACGCATCGCGCAGCCCGATGAAGGTGTTCAGGTCAGGTGCCCACATCAGCTTCTCAGCGCTGGCCAGGCTCAGCGCGAAGGGCAACGGCTTGCCCGTCTTCGGGTGATCGAGCTCGACCGCCGGGTTCGGGTCGACCAGGCGCCGCGCATGGGCCCAAGCGTAGAACCCGCGCAGCGCGCTGATGTAGGGCTTGCGGCTGCGCGCCACCACTCCGCGCTTGTGCAGCCAGATCCCGCTGAAGCCCTCCAGCTCGGCGGCGTCGACGTCCAGCAGCCGCTTCTCGCCGGCCAGGAACTCGCGCAGCCTGGTCAAGGCCATCCGGTAGGACTCCAGCGTGCGCGGCCGGCGGCCACGGGCTGCGCCCAGGAAGGTCATCCAGGCCTCGATCGCCTGTTCATCGGTCATCGCATCCACGGATCTGGCGGGCTCGCTCAGGGGGGGTAGCGCATTTTTTCCGTGGATGCGTGGAAGGACAACGCTTTGACCGAAAAGCGCAATGGTGGCGCGAACTTAGCCGCGCCCGGCATCCACGGAAAACCCGTGGATGGGCCTCCGGACCTGTGGTTACAACTTGTCACCTGTTGTGCGACCCGTGGATTGCGCCTTTTGCCGATTCACCCCTGCGCGCCCCTCTTTCTTCTTCTCATTCAACAACTTAGAGAGAGAGAGAACAGGTGGAGTAGGAAACAAGCCATGTGGAAGAAACGGCCCGACCCGTGGAGAAAATGGCCCGACCCGTGGAAGAACGGGCCACGCTCCGGGGGGCCGTTTTCTTAGTCGATCAAGCACTTAGGCCATTTGTAACCACGGGTCCACGGGTTTTCGCAGAACTCCCCAGGCTCCCATTCAAGAAAACTGCACCGCCGGCCCCCTGCCCTTCGGGTCATCCCTGATCCGGGCGGCGCCGCTTCTTCGGGTGGGGCGCGGGGAGGGGCGACGGGGGCACGGTGGCCGCGGTCCGGCTTGCGGCGCGGGGCCGGCCAGCGCAGATCCACGGCCGCGGCCGCGCCCACACCAGATCGGCGCAGGCGCACCGATCGGCAGGCAGTCAAGGGTGTGGGTGCGGCGCCGTCGATCAGCGCCTGCAGGGCCGCCAATCCGTGCGGTGCGCGGGCGGCGCCGCGGCCGCGGGGCAGCTCAGATCCGACCCTGGCGGGTCAGCCGCTGGCGCACGTCGCCCACGCGGCTGCGCAGCATCCCGCGCGTCAGCAGGCCCTGGTCGAAGTAGCCGGCCTTGGTCGGGCCCAGCACGCCGGCGCGCAGCTCGGGCGCCAGCCTGGCCAGCGCCTGCGTGGGCGTCTCCTTGCCGGCGCGATCGTCTGCGGTCACCTCTTCGTCGAACACCGCCACCACGAAGCTCAGCGTGTTCGGGTGCGCTGGCCAGGGCGTCAGCTTGCGGGTCGGGTACACGCCGCGGCCCAGGCCATACAGGTTCTGGCTGGCCAGCAGGTCGCAGATGTCCGGCCGCGGGTGCCGCGGGCTCAGCAGGAAGCGGAAGCCCAGCACGCCAGGCGCGCGCGCCGCGCCGTCCATGTACGCCTCGCCGTGGGCCCGGTTGATCTCGGTGCGCGTCACCCGCAGCACGTTGGCCAGGGCTCCGGTGTTCTGGTCTTGCAGGAAGTCGGCGCCCTGCATCACCCGCGCCACGGTGTTGGCCTGCTGCGCCTGGGCCGTGGCCTCCGGCACCGCCTGGCCGCGCAGCATGAACTCCTGCGCCGCCTTGTCGGCGTTCCAGCCCTGCACCACCGCCTGCTCCACGGTGCGCTGCACCGCCTCGCGGGCGCCGCGGTCCACGCGCCACAGCCGGTCGCTCAGCATCAGGCCGTCGGCCGCCCGGAAGCCGCGCACGAACTGCACCGCCGCATCCACCGCCCGCAGCGCCTCGGCCGCACCCAGCGGCGCCTGCACCGTGCGGCCCGTGGCCGCCACACCGGCCGCCGTCAGCGGCTGCACGCCCAGCTGGGCGGCACGCTCGATCGCGGCGTCCAGCAGCGCGTCACGGGCCTGGCCCAGCAGCTTCAGCACCTCGTCGATGCGATCAAGCAGGCCGCGCAGCTGGTCAACCCGCACCTGGCTGGTGTTGTCGCCGGCGCCGGCCACCAGCTCGCGCACCTGGTCGGCGGTCGACGTGTACAGCGCGATCAGATCGTCGGCCGTCTCCACGTCCAGGCGCTGCATCGCGTTGCGCGCCATCTGGCTGGCCCGGCGGATCGCCGGCCCCACCCCGCCGGCCATCAGCCGCGGCCCCGGCCGTTGTTGCTGCCCGGCACGCTGATGCTGGTGGCGCTGCCGCCCTTGGGCGCGTTGCCCGGCGTCACGCTCACCCGCGGCGCCGGCGTGCCCGGCTGCTGGCCGGGCTGCGGCCCGATGGGATAGGGGTCGCTGCGCTCGTTCCACGCCTCCACGGCCTTGAGGATCTGCGCCGGGTCGTAGCCCATCTCCGTCCACACCACCGGCGGCGGGAAGCCCAGCGCCGACAGCTTGAGTGCCAGGTCGGCCACCTGGTTCGGCGTCTCGGTGCGCCGCTCCGAAAAGCGCAGTTTGAATTCCTCGGGCCCCGCCACGATGCCCTGCAGCAGCAGGTGGATGCGGAAGCACCATTCGTACTCGAAGGCCTGGCTGTCCTGCAGGTGGTCGATCTCGTCGTAGTAGTCGCGCTTCAGGTCCTCCAGCACGTCACGCGCCAGGCCGTCGACGTAGCCGAACAGCCCCTTCGGCGCCGGCGTGCCGGCAAAGAAGCTGTCCAGCAGGTACACCACGTCTTCGATGTCCTTCAGGCTCGTGTCGCCCTGGATGGCCGTGACGCTGCCCTTGCGGTTGCTGTAGAAGTCGGTGGTGATCTCGCCCTTCTCGCCTTCCACCGTGCGGCGGTAGGTGTCCAGATCGTCGGCCGAGGCGCCCTCCAGCACATGGCTCAGCCGCAGCGGCGCCCGCTGCCGCCGGCGGATCACCAGGTCCTCCTCGGTCATCACCAGCTTGCGCCAGGTCTCGCAGCACGCGTCCAGGAACGGCCGGCCCATCTCGCCCATGTCGTCGTAGCTCAGCGGATCGAAGCGCGCCATCTGCAGCTGCCAGGCCGCGAAGGTGGCGATCACCTGCCCCGTCAGCACGTCGCGCTGCTCATAGGCCTTGGCCGGGTCGGCAAACCGCCCGGTCGCGTCGACCAGCGGCACGATCGTCTCCGCCGGCATGCGCACCGCCGCAGCCACGCGCTGGCGCTCGTCCAGCACCAGCTGCAGCGGCAGGTTGCCCTCGGCCACCAGGCCGCGGGCATCGCTGCGCAGCTTCTGCACCCGGTCCAGCTGCAGCCGCTGCTGGAAGGCCAGCCACTCCCGGCGCAGCGTCTCGCTGCTCGCCTGCTCGCCGAACTGCATCACCAGGCCGCCGCGCACCGTGTCGCGGCAGATCCGGCCGTGGATCGCCTTCACCCGCCCGTCGCGCGCCTCCATCTGCCGCAGCACCAGGATCTTGTCGCGCACCTCGGTGCTGATCGCGAACTGCCGGTAGTAGCGGGCCAGCGCCGTGTCGGCCGCCACCCGGTGGCCACGTTCGCCCGCCGGGCGCTGATACAGCGGCGCCAGCGCGGCCCGCATCAGGTCGCCGCTCGCCGCGGCCAGGCTCTTCCAGTAGCGCATCGGCCACCCCCTTCAGTGCAAAGCCAGCGGCGCGCTGCCGCCCAGCAGATCCGCCCGCGCCACCTGCCGGCTGGCCACCACCGCCGGCGCGTCTTCCAGGCCGCGGGTCAGCAGCGCGTACACGCCGGCGCACATCGCGTCGAACAGGTCATCGCCCACCTTCTGGTCGGCCATCTGGAAGCTGCTGTAGCTCGCCCGCGTGGGCAGCGCCTTCATGTTCCCCAGCTGGCGCACCAGCGCCAGCCAGTCCTCGGCCTCGCGGTCCCAGCCCG